GGACCTGGAGAACTATCCCACCCATCTTGCATATATTCAGATGGATCTATTTTACGTTTCATCCGAATGTAGAATCAGGTTCCAAAGCTATATAATACTTCAGAGCATAATTTTGACAAGTAAATCGCGATAAAAGTTTTTGCGAAACATCTACACGATATGTACCAGGAAGAATCTTAATATTCTCAACTTTAAAATTAAATGAGAATGTTGATTCCGTCTCTCCAACTACAATAGAAAAATTATTTGACGTATCATTCTTCTTATCACGAACAAGAACTTTAACAACACCATCTCCACCAACCACAGATAAATCAGGAAGTTGATAAATTGCTGCTGCCTTAAGTAACTTGTCTAATTGAGATGTACTCAACTCAAACGATGCTTCATCACTGGGAAGAGTAATCTCTTTATCAGGTGGTGTAACAATTACATTAGGGTCTGCAAAGAAGTACTTAGAACGCATCTTACCTTCTTTAATAAGTACATAACTATCATCTTGAAAATCTAGTTCTGGACTTTGATGCAAACCAAGACCATTTAAAAACTGATTAAGATCATAGATACCAAAATCTTTAGGTAAATCCTCATCAATCTGTGCCTCTGCGAGAATGTTCTTCATTACAGAGATAGTCCTTAACGAATTGCCCTTCTTAAAAAGAATTGATTGATTAATAGTCGAAAAATTCTTTAATAAAGTCAGGGTCTTTTCAGACAGTTTCATAGGTTCTCTCAATTTCATAATTAAGGCATGTTGTGGTCAATGTTACCACTAGTCATTGATGGTTTGCCGTAATGTTCATCAAAGTGTAATAGAAGCATAGCATAATGTATGACTTTCATCAAGTCCTTCTTCTCTTTACCATCCTTACTACCATACCTACTACCATACTTTAAAATATTTGATTGGCAGAAAGCAGATGCAAGTGATCGTGCCGCCATCAAGTCAAGGGTTTGGACATTACGATACTCATGAGTATCCCCAGTATAGTGACCTCGATAAGTACCTGAAACATAGGATTCGATATCCTTAAGAATCTCTTCCTCATGGTATTTAAAATAATGCGCTGACATATTCTCCGATTGATTAACCTCGCTATTTAGACCAAAGTGATGTGAAGCTTGATCATCATTATCTGATAGATCAATATCTTGTGCTAAATCTGGTCTTTTATAATATTCAAGTGATCCTACAGTTGGATAAGGATCGTCTGATAGTGGAGGATAATGATAAGCATACACATCATCCACTGGTGCTGAATGAACATCTCCATGCCCATCCACATAGTCCTTTACAGGATAAGTTTCATCCATAGTTCCATTAAGCTCTTCCCAGAGCAAACTCCATGCATTAATCATAGCAAATTTCTCGCAGATTGTCCAGGCTCTCTATTGAACCATCCAGTAACAATATACTTATTAATATCTCCTGTTAAGAATCCACCTCTATGCATATGAGTATACGCAGCTGGCCAAAAAACTACCGTACCTGCTTCTGGTTGAATAGTAAATTTTTGATGTAAAAAATCTGTACCACCACCATTCTTAGATGGAATAGTATTTAAATAAACCATCCAACTTACTACCCTATCTCTATTAATAAATGAACCATTCTCACAATGCCATTGATGATACCCCTCTCCTGGTTTTGTTCTTTGAATCTTTGTCATCCATGAAGAAACAGGATCTTGATCTAATAAGATACCCCTATAAACATCCGTATATTCTTGAAATCTTTTTTTAAGAAAGGTATTAAATTTCTTTGCTAAATCAACCTCTACTGCTTCTAAAAACATCTGGGTATCACTTCTTGCTAAAGAACCACCCTCCAACTGCTTATCACCATCCACAAAAGCTGGTTCCACAGATGTACGATTTTGTTCAAAAATATCAAAGGCCTGAATGAGTACCTCGCACATATCGGGAGGTACTCCATTTTCAATAATTCCAATATGATCAATTATCTTCATTCTTTATATGCCTCATCTTCTGCTTTGTCAAACTCAAAGTCAGCATCTACCTTATCATATAGTTCAAGGAATGACTGCTTAGTTTCATCATCAAAACGATTCACACATACTTGAATTGCTTTTGCTTTATTCTTAAAGATACTGTATGCACGTAAGATGTGAACTAGACGACGAGTACTGATGATCTCTTCAATACCACCATCATAAAAAGTCTTACGAATAATGTCACCCCAATCAACCAATCTCTTACAGAAATCAGTATCCTTAACACCAAGATTAGCAGCAACCTTACCTAAGATCTTTGTCTCAACTGAAGGTGATGGATAGTCTTGCTCAAATGTTACTGGGAATCTTTCAAGGAAGGCTTCGTTAAGCACGTTAGTTCCAATAAATCTTCCGTCGTCTGAACCTTTACCTTTAGTATTTGCTGTTGCGATGACGTTGAATCCTTTTGCTGGTTCGATGAACTTTCCAATTTTTTTAAGGAAAATTCCTTTACCTTCAAGGATTGGTTGGAGGCAGAGGATTTTGTTTGAGGCAAGGTCAATTTCGTCAAGGAGCAAGACAGCACCTCGGTTGAGAGCCTCAATAACTGGGCCGTTGTGCCAGACGGTTGCACCGTCAACAAGGCGGAAGCCGCCAATGAGATCATCTTCATCAGTTTCAATAGTAATGTTTACTCGGATAAGCTCTCGCTTGAGTTGAGCACAGGCTTGTTCGACTCCAAAGGTTTTTCCATTCCCAGAAAGACCCGTGATAAACGTAGGATAGAACAGATTGGATTTGATAATGGCCTTAAGATCGCTAAAAGGACCAAAGTGGACGAAGGTATCATCTTTTTCTGGGACTAGGTTCTGTTCTAATTTATGTTCCACAGCAGGTGCATTGTATGATCTTTCTATTTCTTCTACTTTATCTAGGGTAACTTCTAAATTCCATTTACCCTTACCAACCTTAAAATCAGTAAGTCTTTTAGTAACTGTCTGATAAGACACATTATGTGACGCACAGTAACCACGGACATCAGCAGCAGTAAACTCTGATCCGTACAGTTTCCTTAAGTCACCAATAATCTTGTCAGAAGTCATACGAGGGTCAGCAGTGAACATAATGTAATTTGTTTTTCAATACACTTATTGTATATGAAAAAAGGGTCGCGTGGACCCTTTATAACCATTTATTGATATTTCTTAACACTTCGTTCCCACTCCTGTAAAGACGATGAACAATCAGGTGGCTCTGGGTCTTTATATCCCTTCATCTTCTTCCAGTCCTGATGCATAGCACCCAATATCCATGACTGAGAAAGACTCTTAGGTCCATTCTCTAATAGTTCCAACTGAAACTTATTAGAAGTGTAGTTCTTCCACTCTTCTCTCCAATTGGAGTCATCATAAGGTTCATTTTTCATAGGTGAAGGTCTTTCCTTTGATTTGGGTTTCATTTTTAGGATTGGATTTACCTGGTCTCATTTTTCCTATACTCTTGCTCTTCTTATCCATACCACCTTTACGTGTTCTAGTTAAGGTTGCACTCTTACCTGGAGACTGTGTAATAACAGCATCCTGATCATACTTCTTACCTAAACTTTTAACTTTATCTTTAAACGCTCTTTTACCTTGTTTACCCGAAGTGACAATGTGACTCCTTTCGCTTCCACCTTCCCATTTACCCTTTGCCTTGGTAGGACCAGGAAGACCCTTACCACGAATATCCTTAACTAACTGTTGATTCCTTGCTTTATTCTCTTTAGAAGATTTGTCACCACGGGTTCCCGAAAGGACAGCAACTCCTTTCTTCTTTGCTTGACCTACTAGTCTGCTAAGACCTCCCTCATCTAACTGAGAGCATTCTAGCACAAATTCCTGAAATGTCTTCATGCCTTGTGACACTTTTTTATATTTATAGTTCTTTCCTCCTCTTCCAATCTGCATACATTCTACCAAAGATCATCCCTTCATGTGATTTTATTTCATCACCATCAAGGATTTCCTTCTCACGTTTAGAAAGTTTAACTCCTTCCATCGTGGGATATTCTTTCTCCCAATTAGGGATGTCCTTTAACCATTCTTTAGTCATAATTAAAATTTAATAAGGAATCAGATTTTCCTAAAGGTCCTTTAGGAAATAAATTAAATGCTAATGAATATCTATCTTGACTAGCACCATGAAAAGTAACTTCATGATAAAGATAACTAGGGAAAATAACAACCTGATTTGGAGAAGGTTTTATAACCCACGAACTTGAGTTTAAAAGATTCCATTCAGTAGGTTCTTTTAACAAAATTTGTTGAGGTATTATATTCTCATTAGAAAAACGAATACCCGCAAAATCTTCTCCTTCTTGGAAGTATAAAACTCCACTGTAAAGAGAATTTTGATGATTGTGCTTATGACTTGATGAATTAGATTTGCATTTAGTTATCCATGAAGTAGTGATAAAAAATTCTGTATCCTCATAATAAAGACAAGAATTTTTATAATCATTAAACTCATTCAACAACGCATTCTTTAGAGAAGGAAACTTACTTAAAACATCTCTAGTTTCACTAGTATATGTTCCATAATTATTTGCTGGAATATATTTTAATTTCTTTATAGATTTAAATACATCATCCAGATTCTCTTCTATTGTTGATATACAAAGAGGAGAAGAAAATAATGGAAGGATCTCCCTAGACATAATTAAGCCACTAACGAAATAAATTCACCAAGAACTTTCTTATTTAGTTTCTTGGTCTTAAGAGATTTAACAAATGCTCTTTTGATTTGTGCCTTTGTTGCATCATCCTCTACTTCAAACTCTGCATCATCTGATAGGTTAGAAGAAGACATTGCAAAGTATGCATCATATCCAGAATTATGAATAGTATAACTCTTTTGCTTCTTCCAATCCCTCTTAACAACTTCATACTCTTTACTATACTCACGATAATACATTTTCGCAAATCTCATAGCATCACGATTCTCAAGTAAACGTATACCAATAAAGTTTACTGTTGGAAATCTATCCTTTAAGTTGGTTATTAAAGTGGAAGTAAAATCACTATAACTCCAACCAAACTTATAAGTCTTACCAACTTTCCTATCACGTAAAAATGATGTAGCAGGATTGATACGACGCATTCCCATATATGGTGAACTCTCTTCACCATCACGATAACGATAACGTGTTACCATCTTATGATAAGGAAGATGATTTGCTTCACCATCAGTTAATACAATACACTGAACTTTCTGAACATTATTCTCCTTCTGAAACTGTGGAAGGATTTTATGAAGACAAAGTATTGCTTCATTTAGAGGTGTCCCCGAAAGATTCAACTGTTGTGGAGTAGTATAATAAGAATGATATGAACGATTAAAATAAGATCCTAATCTCCAGATATTAATCATCTGATTCTCTAAGGTCTTTGCATTAACCTTGCTACTAAGAAGATTCAATAAAGAGAAGGTATCATCAACAGCAAAATTATACTCCTTTCTCTCATAACGAGAATGAACTATTTCTTCACCATAACGTATCCACTCATTAGTGAAAGCATAAACCTCAAAAGGAATAGAAACTTTCCTACAGAACCAAACTAAGTTATAAAGTTGCTTGATAGTATCCTGCATTACATAACTCATTGACCCAGACCAATCCAGAATGAATATCAATCCGTGGTTCTTCCCGTCAGGAACTGTAGTAATTCTCTTAAATATGTCTTCATTGAATCGATACGTATGAAGCTTTGTTGTATCGAGGACCCCAGTGCGATTTGTAGCAGAACGAGCATAATTGTCAGCTGCTTTCCTACATTCAAATTCTTTAACAAGATAACTTACCTCCTTTTGTGCTGATCTTTTGAATTGTACATAGTCATTATCAGACTCTGTAAATAGATCAAAGTCAAAATGATACTCACTTTTAGACCATTGATCTTTTTGCTCTTTCCAAGAAGCATCAATTACTTGATGAACTTCAGCATTACTTACTACTATTTTATCTACATTAATTGTTGGAATCTCAACATAAACATTATCCTCACCTTGCTGATTTACCAAACTCTGAATGTTATCTTGTAATGCATCAGCAGTCTGTACTTCTGGTTCACTCGGAACCTCCAACTCTGGTAAATCACCTTGAGTACCACCACTCTCTTCCATCTGTGGTGTTGGTTGAGGAGAATTTTCTGTATCACCCTCTTCACCCTCACCTTCAGATGGAACGTTACCCATATCAAGTTCCAATTCACCTTGCTTTGATTGATTCTCTAAATCAATCTTTGCTTCTTGCTCTTGTACCTTTTTACAATACTCATAAAGAACCTTAGATGCACTGAGCATTTCATCAAAGGTTTCAGCAGCACCAACTAAATCGACAATCTCCTTTTCAGTATCCGAAAAAGCCAAATCAACGAACGAACCCACCTTATAGAATAAATTAATCCTATCAGCAAGATTAAAAGTAGTAATATCTTCATCTTCTATCTCAAAGAAATCTTGTTCATTAAGTTCATTATACCCATTATAAAAGGTCTTGGCAATACCCATATATTTTCTCTTCATCAACTTCTCAACCCTTGCATCCTCACAAACATTCACAAACTGTTGAGGAACTTGAATCTTCTCTGTCCAATCCTCATCAGGTGTAAAGAGTGCATGTGCAACCTCATGACCAACCAACATATCATATACATCGTGACTTGCCTTCTCCCATATTGGAAGGGTCAACACACGAGTATGGACATTAAACTGTGCTGTGGGAACTGACTTATGCTCTACTACCAGATCTTCAGTAGCAAGCAACTTGGCGAGATTTGATTTGATTTCTTGCTGAACTGCCATCTCTGTTTTCGTTGTATGTACCTACGATACTAGAAGACCTCCGCTTTTGGGAGGTCATATAACGCTTCTTAACATTCTGTAATCTTTGCCGTGCTTGTCGCAGGGCCTGTGGTTTTAAGGTCCGTTTAGGTTCCTTCTTACTGTGATGTTGCCAGTTAGGGACTTTCATCATCATCACCCCATCCTTCTGAATCTGCTGTGGACATACCTCCGCAAACAGTATACGCATTAGGATCAGCCGTGTCAACTGGGTTTAAGACCGCAGGATTATCCCCTTGCTGAACACACGTATTAATCATCTGCCTCTACAGTATCCAGAATATTTATTGTAGGAAACCATCCAGTACTCAACATAATAGAAATATCTGCTACATTATCCTCCGCTTCTCCTGGTGTATAATCTTTGATTGGAAGATCGGATTGACCAAATGCTTCTGCTAACTTACGGACAGGTATGGATTCCCCGTACCCAACAGGAACAGGTCCGCAAATAGTACTACTAGCAAGATACCTAATAGCACGACATACATCCTTAACATGAATCCAATCTCTCCTATGATTAGTTACGTATGGTGCAGTTTTATCCTTCAACATTCCATACATCATATTGTCCCGACTATCAGGGCCGTAGACCGTTGTGAAGCGCATTCCTGCACTGTTTGTAGGAGCCATTTGCTCATTAATCCATTTACTCATTGCATAAGGATTATTCCAATAATCTGCATCTACAGCACTTGAGGAAGCATAGAGAAGTCTTGTATTCGTATCTCTACACCAATCAAATAAAGGTTTTGATTTTACTACATTATTATTATAATACTCATCAGGTTTTTGTAGACTCTCACGTATGTCTGCCCAAGCAGCAAGATGGATAACTAAATCATAATTACCACCTTTAAAATCACCAACATCATCTGGATGATCTATACCATGAACATCATACCCCTCAGTGGATCTCCAATCAGCAAAAACATACCGACCAATAAAACCCCTATGTCCTGTTACTAATACTTTCATGTTACTGGCCAATCGATAACGGTTCTAATATCTTTATTATAATCCCAAACTGCTTTAAGCATATCAGAATTAACCCCGTTCTGATCAAACTGAACGATTAAAGAATTTAAATCTTTAGGAAAACATGTTCCACCAAATCCCCTATCATTATCTATTCCAGGAACCTGAGTATGTGATTTTCCTATTCTATGATCAGCAGTTACTCCATTACGAATATTATTATAATTCATTCCAGTTGCCTTACATAGATCAAATATCTTATTGAAATATGCTACCTTATATGCAAGGAATACATTAGAGAAATATTTAATTGCTTCACTCTCATCAGAAGAAACAACTATACTTGGAATCTTAGGAAAACATGCTTCAAAGAAACATATAAAATCAACACAAAGTTCTTTTTCTCCACCAACAATATTCCTCTCTGCCTTTGCATAATCTTCTACAGCATTCCTTGCAGTAAGGAACTCTGGATTATGAATTACATTATGCCTTTCAGTATATTTCTTTGTTGTACCAACAGGAACAGTAGATTTAATAACAAAGGTTCCTGTTAGATTATCAGGCAAATCTTCAAAGAAATCATCAAGAATAGACAAATCACAACTTCCATCTTTCCTCATAGGAGTAGGAAGACATACAAAAATAAAATCTTGTTGTATAACTTCTTCTAAAGTATTGAGTGCTCTATTCTTATCTACATCAAATACTTTACATAGTACTTTATCTCTTAGGTTCTGGTAAACAGCATTTCCTACAAAACCATTACCAACAATTCCTACAGTAACATTGTCCATCATAATACCATCCTACTAAATCCTTTAAGTTTTTCAAATCGAATGTGATTCTCAAATTTATCTTCCATACCCCCTTTATGAGATATGACAAAGATATTAGCATCCTCAATTACATATCGGATGATCTTTAAGAATTCTTCTGTCCCTTGTCCATCTAGTGAACTATCAAACACTTCGTCCAATATCATTAAGTTGGTCGAGACTGAATTCTTAAACTTAGCAACTTCCCTCCATGTGAAGAGAAGTGCTAAATCAATTCTTTGTTTTTCACCTTCACTAAACGACGCATAAGAGAAGTCCTCATGTATTGGGGACTGTACGGTTTCGTTAAACTCCTCATCAAGAGTAAAGTTTATATAGAAGTCCATCATCTGTAGATAACGGTTTACTTGCTGATTTATCAGCGGTAGATACTTCTTGATGATTTTAGTCTTAACTCCACCATCTTTCAATAGACCGTATGTGAAGTTGTAATACTTGATTTTGTCTTTACGAGAGACTAATTCGTCATAGGTCTCCTGGAGATTCTCCTTGTAGGTTTCTAACTTGTCATGCTCAACACTTCGGTTTTCAAGTTGACTGGTAAGTGTTTGAATTTCAGATTCCAGTTCTTGGACTTGCCTCTGACATCCAGAGACGCGAGTATTGTTTTTAGAAATGCCATGCGTTAGTTTAGTGATCTCCTTACTTAAGGTCGTGAATTGACGCTCTCGTTCTTGTTCTTGTTTAATTGTCTCTTCTAGTTTTTTAAAACCAGATTGCAACTCCTTTGCTTTAGTTTGAGCGTCAGCGATTTTATTTATTCTGAACTCCTCCTCGATGGATTGAGTGCATGTGGGACATACCGTATTGTCTGTGAAAAACTTATGCTCTTTGGTTATAGTCGATACATTATGGGAGATTTTTCCCTTCAAAGTGTTTAGTTTTAATAACTTTTCTGAAGCACCAATTAAAGTTTCTTGCTCTTTAGTAAGGTCTTCAACGTTAGACTCTATAAGTTGATTCTTCTCCATATTAGTATCAATCTCAACTTTAAGTACTTTAATTTTACCTTCCTTATCCTCTATATTTTCCTTACCACGAGATTCTATCTCTTTCATAAATCTCTCTTGCATTGATAGTTTATCATTAAGAGATTCTTTCTTTAACTCCAAAGTTCTAACATCTTCTTTAACCTGACGTATCTTATCCTTGATGATATTATTCATTGAAGTGAATATTTTTATATCAAGTAAATCCTCAATAACTTCCCTACGATTTGGAGCAGTTAATTGCATAAAAGGAACAAACGTACTACTACCAAGAACTACAATCTGTGTGAAAGATTTATAATTCATCTTCAATACATTCTGTTCTAACCACTTCTGCTGTTCATTAGCATTATGTGATTGATCTAATAACTTACCATCTCTATAAATTTCAAAAGTATTTGGTTTAATTCCTCTAATCACTTTCCATTTAATCGTCCCAATAGAAAACTCTAATTCTACATTACAATCTTTCTCATTGGTAGAATTAACCAATTGCCCTTTACTGATTTTACGAAAAGGTTTATTGAATAAACTAAAAGTAAGTGCATCTAATACAGTACTCTTTCCACTACCATTTACTCCTACAATTAATGTAGTAGATTTATCTTGGAAATTAATTTCAGAATATTGATTACCCGTTGAGAGAAAATTCTTCCATCGGATTTTTTCAAATAAAATCATGGTGTTTGGTAGTGGGCGGTATTACGATGTCATTTTTAGTTATGACAGCATACTCATAACCGTGCTGTTCACAAACTCCTATCATCATATCAGGTTCAACTTCAATGACGTGCATCTCAGGATATTCGTTATCTTCTAACATTGTAGCATAACGAGTTGCATCATCCTCTTCTTCAAAAAGATAAAGGACATGATTACCCCCATCATCTTGAACAGAATATGCACCTTCATTTTCTTTGCCGTATACTGTTAGAATATACATTAGACTAACTCGCAAGCTTCCTGATATACATTTTTAATGACCTCTTGTATTCTTGATTTTTCAAGAGAAATTTCAGACTCTTCAATATACCTATTTAAGATGGAAAGAGTATCTTCAGACTCAAAGGCCTCAAAATCCTCACTCTCCTCTATTTGAAAATTCTCTACAACCTTAAGTTCACATACATTACTATTATACAACTTATCAATGAATTTTTCAAATTTTTTAGGACTTGTCTTCTTACGAACAATTACCTTTACTATCTTATCTTCATACTCACGAGTATCAAATGTTTGATAATTATGATCATCATAATAGATAATCTTAAACATAGTAAATGGATTATCAATTGGAGTATGTTCTAATGTATCTGTATCAAAGAGATGAAAACCTCTGGTATCATTAAGATCATTCCAAAATAATTCATATGGATTACCCAAATAAAATAATCTTCCATCATCAGATCTGGTATGATAATGTCCAGAAAATACTTTATCAAATTTATCAAATACTTTAACGTCAGTTCCTTGCTCCATCACATATCCACGATGGATTCTAAAACCCTTACACTCAAGGTGACCCATCGCCATAGGACACTTGGTTTTTTTAATTAACTTAAGTGTTTTCTCTTCATTCTCTGAATTAATCCAAGGTATAAGAAGAACCCCTAGTTTGTCTAACTTTATCTCAGTTGCTTCCGAATAAATTCTTACATTATCATACTCACGAAGTAGTAGGTCTACAGCATTTACATCATTAGTATTCTTATAATATGCAGTGTGATTACCCACGATAGTGTGGATCTCACATCCCATTTCTGCTAACCTATCGTAATAATTATTCTTTGCCCAGGATAAAGATGAAAAGTCGATACCTTTCCTGCTATCGAAGGTATCGCCCATATCAACAATGGTAGTAATACCTTCTTTTTCAATAGTCGGAAAAAATATATCATTGTAAAACTTTAGAAAGTATTCGTGAAAATGTTTTGAGTTTTTCCTAGCACCAAAATGTTGGTCGGTAATGATAGCAACCTTCATTAATATCTCAACTTGGAATGTACTGCATCCTTAATTTGATTATAATCTGCAGCATCTCCACCATCATCACCATAGAATACTTCGTCGTATCCTGATCTTTCTAATATCTTATTCTTAATTTCTAATTGACGTTTTTCTCTCTGTATTCTGCGGAGAAACGCATAATGTATAATCTGCGTAAAGTAAGCAAAAGGATTTTGGGATTTCTCAGGATTAAAATTATGTATGTACTGAACGCAATTTTCGATTCCATCAGAGATCATGTCCTCCTTAAACATGTAGTTTACAAAGTTGGGTTTAAAAGATAGATGGTTTGCTATCTTTAAAAAACAGTCTCCAATATAGCGTGGGATAACAGGCTTTGGCAACCCCCTAATTTCAGCAATCTCTTTATCTTCTCGATACTTGATTAATGCAGCAAGGAATTCCTTGTTGTTAACATAGTGTTCTGACCTTTTGCGTTTTGCCATACCTGCTCTCATTATCATAAGTCTTTATCACTATTATGTAGAAATTATAACACTTCTACAAACAGTTGACAAGTCCTTATATTCTCATTATAATAACTCTGTTGGGTTTCTAGGATAGGGCTTAGCTAGAGCTCTTTTTATTAGGACTAGATTTATAAAGTTTCTCTAGAATATCTTTAGCATCATGAACATTAGAGATATAACCCATTTTTCTACTTAACTTAGGTTGTCCTCTTCTATCTCTTTCGGAATCTTGTACAAATTGCTGAAACATATTAATCATATGAATATCAGATGATTCAGATATTGTAAGAACATCAGACATATTAATAATAAACATATCTTCCTTGGTAGTCTTTAACCAAGGTTCTACTTTATATCCGACCATTTGACCGCGTTGTTTTATTTCTACTGCGGTGATTGGATTATGAATTACTAACATTGTTCTATCTTCTTCTTCAGAAGCTGCTACCTTAGCAAATATCTCTTCGCCGTTTTTAAATTTTATTGTTGCGTAAAAATCGTCTTCCATATTATTTCTTTAATTGTATAGTAATTATTTCATAATTAAAATTCTCTTCGTTGTAAATTTTAATTCGTTCAATGAGATGATTTAAGGTGTAATTTTTTCTGGATCTATAAGAACAATCGTCGGCAATATCGAATAAAAGTGCTTTAACTTTGTTGCTTCCTTTTCTGAGAACTCTACCAATTGACTGGAGATTTCTAATCCTTGATTTCGAAGGAGAGGCAAAGATAATGTTATGGAGGTTCTTAATATTAATCCCGGTAGAGAAAGTACCATAAGAAGCAACTATTATAGCGTTTTTTTCTTGTTCGGTAATCTCACGAATTAATTCTCTTTCCTCGGCATCGACCCCACCGTGAACGAAGAATACTTTTCGATCACCTTGCTTACTATTATTTATTAGATCGTAAAGTATTGCACCGTGGGTTTCTACCCTACTGTATAATACAAGGCTATTACCTTTTAAGTCTAATGTCAAGTTAGTTATGAACCTATTTCTCTGTTCATGACTAATTAAATATTCTATTTCATCCTGATAGGTTTCAAACTTTTGTTCTGGATGTTTTAATACAAGACATTGAATATCTAATTGAGAAAGGTGTCCTTGCCTTATCAATTCATCCGTTCTTGTTACTTTGTATATTGGTCCAAATAATCCCTCTAATACCCACTTATGAGTCTGTGTACCATCAAGTGTTCCAGTAAATCCATATCTATACTTAGCATGTTCTAACTTTGTCATTATAGATACTAAGGACTTACTTTTAAATAAGTGTGCCTCGTCACCTATTACTACATCATAATCAACAAAAAATTTACGATCTAATCTATGAACAGATTGCCAAGTAGTAATAGTAACAGGACTTTCATTTGTTTTCTCCTTACCCGAATATATACGGTGACAATATGACTCAGCATCCCAACCGTAATCCTGGAAATCTTTGTACATCTGCTCTACAAGAGATGTCGTGGGAACAACTAGCAATATTTTTTCGTGCTTATCTGTATAGTACCTTACTAGAGAATAAATCATTAACGATTTCCCAGAAGCAGTGGGAGATAACAATAGCTTTCTATTATGTCTTAAGGCATCGTATACTCCCTCTATTTGATATTTCCTTGGAGGGTGACGACATATAGACTTCATATAATCTTTAACACCTTCATATGATATCCCCTCATTAACCTCAAAGGGAGGACCATAGTATTCATTATCTACAAACTTATATGTGTAATCGTGCTTATGACAGAAATCAATAATCCTAGTTAATAATCCAATATAAATTCTCTTTGATCTTAAATCAAATAAGTGAATCTCACCATTCCAGTTCCTCTTTCTATACTGAGGCATAAATTTGGCTCCTTCGACCTCAAACGTAAAGTGGTCTCGGAGCTCGTATTGTATATGTGGTTCAGCGTTTATCTGTAGAAAGACCTCATTGGCTTTACCAATAACCACATTCGCTGATGTGTCAATCACCTATTCCATGCATCTAGGAATATTTATCTACCTTACGTCAAGCTCTCTCAACTAAATATTTTCTTGCTCTTTCAACTCCCTTAAGATCATCACCCAAATTACTCAATCCCCTATTACAACTATCGCATATCCATCCCCTAAACTTACCAGTTTTGTGGTCATGATCAAAAACTATTCTTGAATTTTTTTGTTCTATAATATTTTCTTTTCTACCACACATGTCACAATGAGTTGATTTAGGAACTGTACATCTCTTCTTTGCATCACGAGTTACTTTACAAATCATTCTTTCACATTCTCTACAATGTTGATAACGAAGTTTGCCGTATGAACTACCTTCACCTCTCGTGCGAAAAGACTCAATAGGTTTTACTTCATGACATTTAGTACATTTTTTAGTTTCACTCATCAACCCAGTCCAGCATTAAATCTCATAAATTCAATAGCATTTTTTATTTGATATGTTCTATTCTGTATAACTTTTAATATGCTTTCCAAATAAGTAAGCATCGTATCATAGTATTCTATCTTAAGAGATGAGTTTGCAAGTTTCTCATCAGCATCCAAATACTTCTGCATAGTATCTTTATCTCTTATCTTCTTTGGAAAAGGATCTTTTACATATACATCTGGATCCGCTTTCCCACTAAAATACTCATACCGTTCATGACGGATATTCTTCCTCTGCTGTTCTGCTTTCTTTCTCAGAAGGAATATTGTATTATATAACTGAAAATATTTCGCATGTAGAGAAGGGATATTCAATGATTCATCGTGTAGATTATCTCTATCTATTTGTGCATCTTTTTCCCACATCTCTTGAATTGCTTCAAGATTGAAACTCATAGAGGATTATTTTGTATATCAGTGATAGTGTACATAGTATACTTGAAACTTACGTCTGCTGTAAAGTAATCTATATCTGTATCTGTAGCATCAAATGTTAAAGTTGTCAAGGCATAAGGCCATAACTCATTAAATTTAACATTAAACTTTGCTATCAGATTACTACTTAAGATTTGTAAAGTTCCATCGGAATAGATTTGATCACCTAATTGCTTATATGATCTTGGTACAGTATTAGCACCTTCTTTTTCAAGTTTATCAAATTGTTGAGTATTCTCTGGATAACCCAATCCCCTTATCCAATTTTGAATTTCCATATAATTGGTAAGATCTTCATCAACCAAAAATCTTAAATTCAAATCACCAAATTCAACC